CTATCGCCAGTTGTCATATTATCTAAAGCTCTATATCCCATAGCAACATTAGCTGAACCTGTAGTACAAGCATCCATACACTCAGTTCCAACTGCCGTGTTGTTACTACCAGTAGAACAATTATCTAAACAATTATAACCAACAGCTACATTATCTGAAGCTGTAGTGCTTTCTAAAGCTGACTTACCTACTGCTGTATTTTTAGCAGTTGTGGTTGCTGTTGATAAAGCATCAGTACCTATAGCTGTATTACTACTACCAGTCGTAACAGCATCAGCCGCACCCTTACCTACAGCCACATTTGAGTTACCTGTGGTATTTGATGCTAAAGCTTGATAACCAAATGCCGTGTTTGGTGTACCAGTAGTGTTTAATACTAAAGCATTTCTACCAACTGCTGTATTATTATCTGCTGTAGTGTTACTTGCTAAAGCACCCATACCGAATGCTGTGTTATCAGAACCAGTAGTATTACTAATCATTGACTCTAAACCAACTGCTGTATTATCTGCTCCTGTAGTGTTTGCATATAAAACTCTATAACCAACTGCTGTGTTGTTATCTGCGGTTGTATTTGCTTTCATAGCTTGCATACCAATAGCTGTGTTTTGTGAACCTGTGCTGTTAGTACCTAAAGTTGCACCACTAGCATTATCAGAGCCACCAACGGCAACATTATGTGTTCCAGTTGTGTTATTTGTTAAAGCTAAAGCTCCGACTGCTGTGTTTTCTGCACCTGTAGTATTTGCTCGTAAAGCACTTATACCTATTGCAGTATTAAAACTTGCTGTAGTGTTAAGTAGTAAAGCAGCTTCACCCATAGCAACATTATCTGCTCCTGTTGTATTAGCACTTAAAGCACTAGAACCTACGGCCGTGTTCCCATCTGCGGTAGTATTTGCGTCTAAAGCTAAAGCACCTATAGCTGTATTGTCAGCACCTGTAGTGTTATTAATTAAAGCTGCCCTACCTACTGCTACATTGCTTGAAGCTGTAGTATTAGCACCTAATGCACCTGTACCAACTGCTGTATTATCTCCTCCTGTGGTATTTGCATCTAATGAAGCTTCACCAACAGCTACGTTATTAGCACCTGTTGTATTTGCTACTAAAGCACTGCTACCAACAGCAGTATTGAAAGCACCAGTAGTATTAGTTGCTAAAGCACCATAACCTAAACCTGTATTATCATTAGCAGTTGTATTGCTGTCTAAAGCAAAAGTTCCGAACGCTGCATTTCTTGTACCTGTAGTATTTACTAACAAAGCATCTTTACCAACTGCAGTGTTGTTATCGGCTGTAGTGTTTGCTCCTAAAGATGCCGTACCAATAGCTACATTATTAGAACCTGTTGTATTAGCATCTAAAGCACCAACACCAACTGCTACATTTGAAGCTCCTGTGGTATTTGCATACATTGCTTCTAAACCTACAGCAGTATTACTATTTGCTGTGGTATTTGCTTGTAAAGCCCTTCTACCTAAAGCTGTATTATCTCCACCAGTTGTATTACTTGTAAGGGCTTCTGTACCAATAGCTGTATTAGAAGAACCAGTTGTATTGGTATCAAGTGCTGTAGAACCTACAGCTACATTATTAAGACCTGTAGTAGTTAAAGCCATTGCGTTATAACCAACGGCAACATTATGTGAATCTGTAGCAGTCGTAAAGTTTTGTGTGTTTAATGTACCCCAGCCTAAAGCTGTTGTTTTGCTTCCTAGTGTATCTGAGGTTAAAGAACTTCTACCTACAGCAACATTATAATCTGCATCTGTTAAAGCATCACCAGCTTTATGACCGACTATTACATTTTCTTCACCAGTTGTCATAGATTTAGCAGCGTCCATGCCTACTGCTGTATTATCGTGTCCTGAGGTTAATGCAGCAAAAACACTATCGCCTAACCCTGTATTGTTTGATGCACTTGATAAAGTACCTGTACTTGCGTTTTGACTTATTAAAATACTATCTACAAAGTTTGTAGTATCAGCAAGAATACCTACGCCATTTATAGCACCTACATTTAAACTGGCAAAAGCATCTACCATAGCTGCTCCTGAACCTGCTCCATCGGAATAAATTACTTTTACATCACCAGGTGATATGGTTATATTGGCACCACTGCCTTGTGAAATAATTATATTTTGTGATCCAGATGTTCCGTTTTCTATAAACCAAAGTTTAGATACTGTGTTTGGTCCAATAGTAATAGTACAAGCACTATCAAGAGTACCTGTGTATTTAAGATACATTGATCTACCAGGATCTGTTGATCCGTCTGCTATTGTAGTTGTATGAGTATCTGCGTTTGTAGTAATAGCTTCAGTGCCAAAGCTAAAGGCCTCAGCTATTAATTCTAAGTTTGTATTCGTAGAAGTACCCCAGGTTCCTGACTCATCACCTGTCGCTATTTCTTTTAACCTTAAATCATTTACATAAGTTGCCATATTCTATGCTACCTCTTCCCAATTTGGAGTTTGTGTTTCATTTATTTCAGCAAAGGATGAACTTTGGTCAGTATTTATATTAGCATAATTTTTCGTTTGTGTATCATCTATTAGCGACCAAATAAGAACTGAGCCAACTTCTCCTGTAGCTGCAACACCTGTAATACTTATGTTTCCTTTACCTGTTATGGTGATAGAACCTACATTACCTGTAGCACTAACGCCATCAATATTAAATTTTTCATTATGGTGAACGGTTACTGATCCTACTGCTGATGTTGCAGAAACACCAGATATTACTACGTTTGCTTCTCCATCTACATCTACGCCAACACTACCAACTGAGCCTACAGCTCCTGGTGCATTAGCAACAGCATCACCATTTACACCCACACCCCCAATGGCTGATGTTGCAGATTGTCCTGTTGGTACGATGTTTGCTTTAGCAACTGTAGATACGGTGCCTAAAGCACTTGTACCAACTTGAGAGGATGGTGTTATGTTAGCTTTTGCTACAACCGTAGCTGTGCCAAGAGCAGATGTAGCTGATTGACCTGTAAGAGTTAAGTTAGCTTCACAATCAAAAGTAGGAGTTCCTACTGATCCAGTTGCTGATTGTCCTGCTGGGATTACATTAGCTTCAGCTACAATAGAAACAGTGCCTAAGGCACTTGTAGCTGCTAAACCTGTAAGAGTAACTGGATTTGGTTCACCCCAAGTATCAGAACCCCAAGTTCCTCTACCCCAACCAGTTATATTAGCCATTTTTGGCTAGCCTTAAGCTATTCTGATTATAGCTGTACTTGCTGCTGCTGCTGGAAAAACTATGGTAAAGTCACCTGCTGTTGATGTCTTATCGCCACCAAAGTCTATTGTAGCTACTGATTTATCACTATTAGTGTCGTTATAAATCAAACAACCTCTTGCAGTTACCGTAGCTGTACCAAAAGTTAAATCCGCAAAATCAGTAAAACCAGTAGTCCCAGAACTTGTTGGTGCTACTTTAGTTAATGCGGCTCCTCCTGCTGTGTAGTTAGTACCACTTACTTCTTGTGAAGTTGAATAAGCAGTTGTAGTCGCTCCCATGGTGGCAGAACTTGTATAGAGAGCAAGTTTAAAAGCATTACCATTTGTTGCAAAATTGTGCGTTGCTGTTAATAGTTCTTTTTTAAAACTTGTAGTTAATGTTGATGTAATGGCCATATTAAATACCTTTAATTATTTTTGCTATATCTTCACTTCCTTGACCAGATAAATCTTGTATCAAAGTTGCTTTATAAGATTTTAACGCATTTTTTATATAAATCAAACAAACCTTGTAAATCATATCTCTGTATGCTCTTGCCTGTTCTTTAATATATGGATCTTCACTATCACTTGTACTTACTATTTTTTCAGTAAGTCTTTCAGCCCAAAATTCTGGAGGATGTCCACCGTAATTGCTTGTTTTAGCTTCTATTAAACCTAATCCTGGCATTCCTGCTGGTGTTATTTCATCTACCATTTATCTGGCTCAGGGGGTTTTAAGTGTGAGTCATTACGATCTATAAGCACTGGTTGTTGTGATGTTCTTGTAATATCAAGATTATTAATTCTTTCCACCTTTAATCCATTTTCATCTGCCATTACCACCAAAGGATTAGCCAGTCTATGATAACCGTAAAGTTTTTGTTCTGCTGGAACGTCTGTGTCAAGTAAGCCTGACGTATGTGCTACCTCTACTTGCATACCTGCTGATATACATTTACTTAGCCAAAACTCAGTACAGCCTCTCCCTGCTTCTGCAAAGTGTAAATTACCTCTATATGAAAAATCAACGCCAAACATTTTTAAAACTGATACTTCGTTCCATAATGCAAAAGCTATAGCATAAGCAACTGTGTTATTTAAGTAATAACAATTAAGCTGTGTTACAACTTCTTCTACAGGATATTCAACTAAACCAGGACATCTATGATCTAATTCACAAGTATAAATAGGTCCTTCATGCTCTTGTAGCATTTCTGTCATACTGCTAGTTTGTCCACCAGCGTCATCAGTATCTAAAAACCTAGATGCAGGATCCATCATAAACACTCTATCATGATAAATAACTGAAGCTACTCCATTTATTGCCCAGACTTCATCAAAGTGAACACCATGTGATTTTGCTAAATTATAATCAAACCAGCTTTTACCTAGACCAACAATGGCTACTGATTTACCCTTCAGACTTTCAATTTTTTCCATGTATTTTTTACGATACCGTTGTCCTCAAAGAATCATAACGGTATTCATCTCTCCTTCCGCGAGCTTCTGCAAGGTTTTTAAGCCTTGTAATTTCTAGTAGAAAGCGTTGCTCGTATTGCTGTTGCATATCGCTTTCACCTTTTAAAAATATATTAGCTTCAACTAATGATCCATATAATAAAGCATTTCTTGCATTATTAGAAATCCAAGTTCCTGTAGTATCTGTAACTAATGAGTTTGGTTTGTACAAATAATGTAATTCTACATTGTAGTTTGAATCTGGAACTGGACTAACAATTAAAGTAGAACCATTATTGCTTGCTGTAGAAAGTTCTTTGTCAAAATCTGCATAATATAAAGGTCTTGAGCGTTCACTCGTAGCTGTTGGATCTACAGCGTATTCTCTCATAAATGTTGTATGTTTTTTATCTAAATAATGGTAATCCCCATCACCATCTATTACAGCTAAAGAAAAAGACATTTGAAAGTCTGTTGGTGCCGTAAGATAAGTATTACCAGCAGTAAGTGTTCCTGTTACATTTTTACGAAAGTAATCAAACTGTATTAACTCAAATATTCTTTCCTCTGCATTTTTAATAAAATCATCTAGTGTGTTTACAAATGTAGTTTCACTGTTTTCTACATAATTTTGAATTAATGTTTTTAGTTCTGCTAATGTCATGATATTACTATTGTAACTGTACCTAATCCACCTGTCATCTTACTTACTGTAAAGTTTGTAGGTAAGGTTGATGGATTCATAAAATCTGGTTGAAAGTTATTTGACTGCACAACAACAACAAAACCTTCTCCTTCTTCTTCGTCATTGTTTGGTCTGGGTCTATATAAAGCTTCTGGATCTGCTGTAGCTGTAAGTGGCTCTAATTGTGGATGTTTAGGTTCATAGCATTCAGAACATACCTTTGCACCATTCCACTCTTCTCTTAGTTCACTTAGCTTGTATTCAAAAGAACATCTATCACATAAACCTTTAGCAAATTTACCAAGAGCATATGCCATATTAATTCATCCTTATATCTGGTCTAATTCTAAATGAAGCTCTATCTTCATCCTGGTCAGCCGCTCTACGAAACTCTTCTTCATATAAAGCTTTAAGCTGTGGAGTTAACTGCGGATTTTTTTTAAGAGAAAGATAATACGCCAAACCTGCTACAAAACATGGATAAAATCTAAACGGCATATCCATTGTGTTAGTAGCTTTATCTGCATCGTCCATACGTACAAGTTTGTTAAAAACTAAAATATCAGTGCTGTTTTCAGGTGCAGGCCATATTTTTATAGCTGGTGTAGTTAATTTATCAAAAAAGAATTGCGATGGTCTTGCTTTTGTAGTTTTGTTAGGAATATTTAGATATTCAGATCTACTAATACGATTCATGCTTATGTCTGTTTGCGTTTGATTTACCGTTCTACGTACAACCACATCTAAAACATCAATTACATTTGAATTAAGAGAGTAACTTGAAGTGCCTTCTGTAACAGTTTGTGTATCCTGTTCTATAGTCCATTGGTTTAAACCTCTGTTAGCCCATTCTGCAAGCATTAGATTAACACTACGTATTGCTGTTTTAAGATCATAACCTGTTCTTAATTCAGCTCCACATCTTTCATATGCCTCTTCAATAAACTCAGTTACGTTTGGTTCAAAATTTGTGCTACCTGAAAGAGACATTATTTTTTCTTTTTAGTTTTTTTTAAAGATTTTTCTATTTGTTTTGCTTGTTTAGCGTGTAACCTTGAAGCTCCTTTAAGTTCTTTAATAAGTTTTCTTTTTGCTGCAATGCTTAATTCTGTCATTATTTATTCCTATCATCTTGATTATACAGATTATCAAATGTTATGTTTGAATCCATATAACTATTATGTTTTTCTGCTGAATGAATCCACTGACTAGGAGAAAAATCTGGTGGACCTTCTCCAACACGCCATAAAGCTGGATTAGTTGCTCTAACTCTATTATTGGGTAAAGCTACAAAATTACCAGTGTATTCACCAGCGTCAGTTAAGTATAGCACATGACTTTGTTTATGTTGTGCAGAATCATCAGCAATGCTGTTTTCAGTATAATCAACTGTAAACATATATGTTCCTGTATAAAATTCCCCACCTATTTTACATATCCAGGGAGAAGAGCTAACTCTATCTAATACTACAACTGAATGATGATGACTTAAACAATCCCAAGGTTGAGCTAGATGATCTTCCATAGGTTTTGGCCAATCTTGCAAAGGTACATCAGCTACAAGAGCTTGTATAGGCATTCTAGCCCACATTGCACCACCATGTACGTTTTCATCAGGATAACCATCAAAATCAGTTTCACAACCTGTAAAAACAACTTGAAATGATAAAGATCTATCAGGAATGGTATTGACTGCAAACGCTAAAGCGTGCAAATACTCACCATGATAGTTTTGATGATTTGCTGTAAATTCTTTACGCACCCAACATTTGAACTGTGGGATGTTTGATATTAAATAAGACAAAATAACCCCCGTTATTTATAGTTAAACCTTTCCACCCTTTGCCATATATTTACTTTTTTTCATTGGGCCGCCTTTAGCCATGTACTTAGACTTTTTCATTGCTCCACCCTTAGCCATATATTTAGAACCTTTCATAGCACCACCTTTAGCCATATACTTAGTGCCTTTCATAGCACCGCCTTTGGACATGTACTTAGATCCTTTCATAGCACCACCTTTGGACATATATTTACTGCCCTTAACAGCACCACCCATTGCATAATGTTTTGTTCTTTTAAACATAATTAATCCTTTTTCTTTGGTCTGCTTTTTTTAGCAGTAGTTTTCTTTTTTGCAGGAGCCTTTTTCTTAGGCATATTTATATAAATACGTTCATCTTTAACTGGCTCGTCTGGTCTTACTTTAGCATTTAATCTAGCTTGTAATTTTGGATCCTCAGATTTTTTCTTTGGCATAATTTCTCCTAACTTATTGTAGTTACTTTTCTGCGGTTATTCATAACTTTACCACAACCCTTAGCTATAAAACCACCATTTTTCTTTTTAACTCTGTTTTGTTTTGCCATAGCTTTTTCAATAGCCATGCCTCTTTTTTCTTCGTAAGAAGATAATTTACCGTCTTTATTTAGATCTGCTTTTTGTTTATTTTTAATCATAATATATCTTAATGTTACCTCATCTTACTTGCCATAACAATTCCTTGTCCTCTAATACGTGGAGTGCTGTTTATTGCTCCTCCTGTGGCAACTTTTTTTCTGCTTTTAGTTTTTTTCTTCCAACTAATTCTTGCAGGTCCTTTTTTCTTTTTTGCAGCAGAGGTGCATTGTGCCATAGTTGGTCTACAAGCTGGGTAACCTCTTTTTTCTCCTTTTTTTCTACCGCAAGGTTTGCCTGTTTTACAGTCAACCCATCCTGTTCCTTTATTTTTAGAAAACCAGTCTCTTAATGTTTCTTTTTTTTTAGCCATTATCTTAGCCTATTAGACATCACTATGCCTTGACCTCTTATTACTGGTCCACCTTTTGCTTTTTTTGTTCTTGATTTGTTTCCGTAGTTAGCTGCACCAACTTTCCTACATTGTACCAATCTGCCACTAGCATAAGCACTAGGCCAAACTTTAGCAGTACGTTTTACTTTATGATAACAAGCATCTTTTTTAGTTTTAGATTTTGCCATTTAACACTTCCACCTTCTTCTTGCTTGCCTAATTCTTGAATTAGGGTTGTTTCTAGTTTTAGCAGAACTTTTCTTTAACTGCCCTAGTGATCTAGCACAATAAGATTTACGTCTTTTGGCAGCTTTGCTACCTTTTTTAACTTTTCCAGTTACAGCAGTTTTCAGTTTACTACCAGGATTTGCTTTTCTGTAGGCTTTTACGCCTTTTTTGGTCATTCCCGCCCCTTTTTTAGTGGGGCGGTAATTTCCGCCTTTGCCTGTAGTTCTGCGTATAGGTTTAGCTGGTTTTCTGGTAGCCATTCATTAATAGTTTTTATTAAGAACTAAAATGATTGAATATGTGTCTCCACTAGAGTGTCCAACAGTAGTAAAGTCAATGTCTCCAGTAACTCCACTTCCTGCATTATTAGGAATACCTGTAAATAAATCGTAATACTCATCTCCAGTGCTATCTGATGGTAAACCAGTTAATAACACGTTTGAAGTAGCATCAAATTCAATATTTACACCCATACCTCTAGTAGCCCAATATATTCTAGCGACTGATACTGAAGTACAAGACTCTCCTGCACTATTTGTTGTTAGTGCAGAAACGTCTACTTTTTTTACAGCCGATTCACCAGTGCCATCTGACACATTGGTAAATTTAAGAACAGCAGTCTTTTCGCCATCTTGAATGGTTTGTGATGTTACTGCGTCAGCCATATTTTACTCCTTATCTTTCAACAGCAGCTACAACGTAATCAATAGTCATAGTTTGTGCTGAAGCTTCGCCATTTTGGATACCAAATGATACGGTTAATTCTTCATCATCAGGTAAGTTGGTAATTGCAACTCCTACTGGGTCAGCATTATTGATTGAATAATATACTTTTGAAGCATTTGGATCTATAAACCAAGTTGCTGTTATAAAAGTATCATCCGCCATAGTTGCTACATCTTCTGTAGTAGTAGCACTGTTATCTTTCTCAACTAAGAAATCTAAACCTGCATCGCCATCTGCTGAAATAAAGAATACACCATCTGTTGTATCAAGAGGTGTTGTATCTGTTATACCAAGACCCATAACAAAGTCAGATTGGTCTACATCATTTACTTTAAACCTAGCAGAAAAGTATGCACTTTTGCTTGTGCTTAATTTAAAACCTTCGCCTTTTAATTGCAAAAAGTCTAAATCATTATCTCCAGCAGCATTAGTAAGCAATAAAGCCCCTCCTGCTGAGGAAGTTACAGCCTCAGTAGCACTACCTGTTCCAGCTTCAGTAGTAGTAATAGTCCAATCACCAGAGTTATAAGTGAAAAAATCATTATGGTACATATAGTACGTTTGATCTGATGGGTATGGAACGAACATGGGTTGGTTTTTCTTGTGCTCCGTAGCAACAGTATTACCTGCCCATAATATTAAGTTTTGAAAATGTGGATTAGCCATTATGAACTCCTTTACTTGTATTAATGGAAATCGAAATCGATCCTCATTAAGCTAATTAATTTTAAACTATCTTGAGTTTACACCTAGAAATGAAAGTAATCAACAAAAAAAGGGAGCCGAAGCTCCCTTAGTAATTGTAGTTGAGTGAGAAACGCTACAATAAATCGTTCCTTAAGCTCCTTGAGAACCGTAAACGGCTCTAAAGTTAGAATATCCGAAGCTGTAACGCTCTCTAGCCTTATATCTCATGTTGCCAGTATCGAAATCACCTTCCAATGAAGTTGTCATTGGAGATCTTTCAAAATACTTAAATCCGTCAGGACAGTCTGTTTTCAAGAAGAAAGCATCTGTATCTGTCAGATAGTTATTTACAACATAACCATCAGGTAGCATACCAGTATTTTTAATAGCATTTATATCGTTGTCAGAAGTTCCTACTCTGCCTGGGCTTTGTAGTAATCTGTCAGCAACAAATACTAATTGTGGTGGAACAATGAGCTTCATTCCTTTTAATGCAATATTAAGACCTTTATCATCGGTAAATGTAGAGATATTAATTAATGCGTCTTCAAGTGAAGTTTCATTAAGATCCGCCATAGTGGTAGCTCTGTTTGCTAGTGAACCACCGCCGCCTAGTGGATGATCTGTTGCTATTAAAGTTTTACCATCACCACCTGTTGTAGAGAACGCATTGTTCAATACAGATGCAGCTTTGATTTGCTTTGTATTAGCCATAGATCTTGCTAGTGCTTTAGTGTATCTTGCTCCGAGTCTATCATAAAGATTATCTTCAACTGCTTCTTCAGTTAGTGCAAAAGCAAGAGCTACTGTTTCGTGGGTGTAACGAGATGTATAACCTTCGTTAGCTGTATCAAATCTGACACCGCTACCTTCAGCTTTTACCTCTGCATTACCAAATCCTACGATTAGTGTCTCTTCTTCAAATGCTCTATCAGAAGTTTCAGTTTCATAGATCTCTAAATGTTGAGATTCGTATCTTGAGTATTCCATACCGAACAAGGCATTTAAACCTGGCTCGAGCTCTTTCGCTAGTTGTGCTCTATTTATTGCCATTATTTATACTCCTGTTGGATCGACATAGAAATGCTCATTAAATTTAACAATCACATTCACGTTAGCTGAACCTGTTGTACTGTTATTTGGATCACTCGAAAAGCCCATAATTCTAAACGTAGCAGTTGTAGCTGCTGTTGTTCCAGATAGTTCTAAAGCTGACATACCTGTTTTCACAGAGCCAGAAGTATAGGAAATATCTGCGTTCAAACCGACATCAGTTTGAGCTGGAGAACCTGCACTTTGAATTTCAAATACAGCATCAGGGTCATCTATTACGAATGCTTTAATATCGGACGATACAGTTCCATCGGGGAAGTGAGAACTGAAAACAGTTTCACCTGAAGAGTTTGTAAAAGTACAACCTCTAAATACACCAATAGACTCATCACCAGCAGCAGCAACTAAGATAGTACCTGCGTTGGTCATTTTTACTAAATCGCCTGAAAAAATATTCCCAGAAGCACCAGAGGCAATTGCGTATTCTGTTGTTCCACCTACTTGTGGAGCAGAACCTAATTTACCTACAACTCGTGCTCCGAATGGGGCATTTTTGTTAGCCATAATAAGTCACCTTATATTTGTTATTTTAAAGTTAAGTGATCAACTACGTTGACCACCGCCAAAAGTTACTTTGCTTGATCTCTGAGGCGTAAGCATCGGAGAACTTGGATCTGATTCCCTCATCATATCGTTATCTACAGCATCTTGCTGAGTTTGTGCACGTTCGGCGAAATAGGAGTTTCTCTCTTCACGTGTTTCATTAGGGATCTTAGCCAATAGCAAACCACCTCGTGCAACTACTCCTGCGTGTTGGCCTTCTTGTATAGAATCATAACGATCACTAAAAGAATTATCTAACTCGTCAGATCTTACTAGGTCGAAACCTTCGCTTAATCTAGCAGTTATATTCTTACGATCTTCTTGTCCTAAGATTTCAGCTCTAATCCACCTGTAGGTATAACCTTCAGGTGCAGGAGGAGTATCCAACATAG